TACTTTTCCTCCTAGAAGTACGTTAGCTACAGCCTCCATAGTGTTCCAATCCAAATCCCTAGCTGCAACCTGAGCGTCAAGTTCGCTGTACATGAAATCAACATGTTCCTGAGCATCCTGCTCTTCGTCAAATTCATAGAACTCTGCACCGTTATTAGGATGATAATGTAGAAACTCTTGAAGCACTGGGTTAGTTTTCGGAACTCTTAATATTCCATCCTCAAAAACTATTGGCTCTAAAATAACATTGCTATCCTGCTCATCCTGAAATGGTGAGTTTGCGTTACGTGCGTACCTAAGAGGTCTATTTGTGTTATTCTCCTCGTCGTAGTAAAGCAGTCTGTTTCTTGGTGTGTCTCTCGACGCTATGAAGTAGGCAAGAGGTTCCTTGTTTCCCTTTAATAGATATACTCTATCCTTAGGTTCGAGTATTGATTTTTTCTTTTTCATTTTATTTTAATTTAATTTTTACAATAAAAACCAGGGGCCGAAACCCCTGGTATATAAATAGTCCTGTATTATCCTTTGAACAATACGAAGTTATTAGCTCCCATAACACAAAGTGCTCTTTCTGACAAGAAGTTAACCTGCATCTTATCGATGTCGCTAGTCATAGCTCCACCTGCAGAACCTGTCATCCAAGTTTTGTATCGACGATCCTCAGCCTCAGAAGCTCTGTAACGTACATGTAAGAATGGACGTTTAGCGTTCTTACCAAGAACTTGATCGTACACTGATGTAGTACCAGCTGGTACAAGAACACCGTTTACAGCACCTCCTGTCAAACCTCCACGAAGCGTAGCATCGTTTAAGTATTTCCAGTCAGTCTTGTAGAACTCATAACCTCTCTTGAATCCAGAGAATCCAAGGTTAAGTGCCATCTCCTCTGAATTGTCAAACAATCCGTAAGATGTACCACCTGCTCCGTAAGAGTTTTGAGCTGCTAGCATGTCGTCAATATCGAAAGAGAACTGACGGTTTAAGAACAATACGTTCTCAGCGATAGCACCCTGCTTGTCAAGACGTTGTACGATTGTATCAAAGTCTGCCAATGCAGCTGGGTTACCACCTGACCATACGTTACCTCTATTCTCGATAGTGTCAAACATACCTTCAGTACCTGCGTTTCCAGCATCTACTCCAGCAGCACCTGCATTTGTAGATAAGTAAGCTTCAGCTCCAGATGTACCTTCTGCAGGAACACCCTCAACCATAGCCATCTCTAAGTAATCGTCAAATCGTAGACGAGTCTCGTGCTCTGACTTTAAGTACCATAGATATCCAGTTGCACCGTTTTCAGTTGTAACCTCAACCCATCCTACTTGAGCCATATCAGATCCAGACACCTCGTAGTTGTCCTTGATGATAATTGGCTTGCAAGAGAAGATTGAATCTTCAGCCTCTAACGAACCTTCCATCCCTGCGGAACCTTTCTTAAATTCAGATCCGTAAACGAATGCTGTTACAGAAGTAGTTGCAGCTGTAAAAGGACTTGCAGCGAAATCCGTGTAGTATGCTACGGTAAAAGTTCCACCAGTAACAGCAACAATAACACCCTTTGCAGACTCAGCTGACGCTTGATCTGATGATAAGAATACTGTTTGGTTTTTTCTAAATACCATTCCTGTTCCAGGAGCACCCGCCATAGTAAACACTTGCTGTCCTGCAGCAGGAGCACCAAATGCAGCGAAAGTCATCGCTTCGTATTTTGTGTGTAAACGTCCTTGCTCTGCCCACTTGATTAAGTCAGAGTTAGTAGGAAGTTCTGCACCGACCATTCTCAAGAATGATGAGATTGATCTGTTTCCATATCGCTCAAATTCAGCTTCGTAAGTATCTGGAAGATACTGTGTCAAGAAGTCGAAATTGGTGATGTAATTTGTAGGCAATGTTGCCTTGACCGAACTCGGTGTAATTGCTACACCTGGAGTGGCCTGTAATGATCCAGCCATTTTTTCTAATTTTTACGTTTTTTAATAATTAATCTATTGCCTCGACTTGCATCTATAGATCTGACCTGTACACCCTCCTTAGGAGTAACCTTTGTGGACTGACGAGTCATGTCAATATTTTTAGACTCCTTAGCCACTCCGTCTACCGCATCTGCCATTCCTTTCTCATAGAAGTACTTGGCAAACTTTTCAGGGTTTGAGGCCACTGCTATAGAACGATGAAATCCCTCATAGTCCTCAATCGATCCATCCTCACCTGTAAACTTATTAACAAAGTTATTAAGGTCAGACTGTTCGTTGAGTAAGGTCTTGCTATCAGCTGGCTTGTAGACAACCTTGTTATCTTCTGATACGTTGAACCCGAAACCTTCGAAGTTCTCAGAGAATAATTCACTCGTCTTACTTGTAAATTTTTTAGCCCTCTCAGCAAGCGTCTTCTCGTTTTGCAATCGCTGCTCTTTTTGTTTCTTGTAGCTATTGAAGCTCTCTCTCTCCTCCTCAGGAACAAAGGACTCCCTTGACTCAAGTGGAACCTTGTACTGCTCTTTTAAAGAATTGAAATATTCTCTAGCTTTAACAAGCTCTTTTTTCTTCGCTACCTTCTTAGATTTTACTTCTCTCTCTTCATCGAGATCTGCGTCATAAGAAAACTTGTCCTCTATCTCAAATGTTACATCCTCAGGATCTAGTCCTTTGTTTTGTTCTAAGTAGTAGTCAAGTAGTAGCTGGTCGTCGTTAACATTGTCATAATCCTTATTGATCTTAACAAAGTCTGCGATACCTCGACCTGTTTCTTTTTTATACTTCAGGAATGCTGATACATCCTCAGGTAGTTCTTCGTTTGCGTCACGCTGTTCAAACAACTCATCTAAGGAATTTATCTCCCTGTCGTATCTATTTCCAATATATGAAAGAACGTCATCGTCACTTAAAGACGACTCTTTCACTTCGCCCTGCGGCTCAGTATCTTGTTGCACCTCTGTAGTATCCTGTTGCACTTCTTTAGTATCTTGACTATCAGTGTTTTCAGTAGCTACTTCAGCCTGGTTATTTTCATTCTCTGCCTTAGCTAAAAGATCTCTCTCGATCTCTTGTGCCGACTTTTCTTCAAAGTCAACGGCCCTTACTTTAAATTCTTCTGCCATTTTATTAAATTTTATTTATCCACAAAGTTAATTAATATTTTTATATCCTATTTAGGACCAAAAGACTGAAGGTCAAAACCATCTAATGTATCCTCAGTGCTTTCAAAATTTTGAGGCGGTAGATTGTTTTTTCTCTGATTTATTAATTTAGATTGCTCAGTATTTTGTTGACTTATTCTTTCTGATTTAGCCTTCTCTCTTTTATCTTCTCTATTCATCAATGAATCTGCCTCTATACCTTTAAGCTGCATATTGTACTGGAACTCTAGGTCCATCAGATATCTCTTCGCCTCTACCTCTGCATTCATCTTCTCTATCTCAAACTGCATCTCTGACTCTTTAACCTGAGCCTTTGCTTGTGCTTCAAGCTGTATCAGTTGGGACTTCTGTTGAGTTGCAGATTGCTGTAGCTGTAGATCTGACTGTAATTTCATTTGCTGTTGTTTTTGAAGCTCTTTTTGTTTTTGCTCCATACGTCTACGTCTCTTTACCTTAAGCATTTCATTAGCCAACTTTATATTGTTCATGCTTCTAATATCAATAGCGTCCTCAAGATCTATAGTCTGTTGTTGAAGTGCAATATTTATGTTGTTCTCTAACATCTGCTGCTCTTCTTCATCTGGTGCCACCTCTATAAAAATACCAAAGTCGTATAAATAAAGCTCTTTTATCTCATCAAGTATAGCTACATTATACTTGCCTATCTGCATCGCAAACTCTTCTCTAAAATCCGCATACTCAAGTATGTCTGCAACTCTAAGAGATATGCATTCAGCAAGTTTTCTAGTCGCATAAAGACCTGCGTTTAATATATGCCTTGTTGCCGTGTTAGAGCTTAGTGCTGCAAGTTTTTGAACACCGACCAATGCATCAGGATTTGGACTTGATCCATCTCTTGCTGAGTTGATTCCTGTAACATCTCTGATCATATTCAAATAATGGTTGTAGTTTGCAATAAGTGCAGACATTTTAGACTGACCACTGTTTGAGTTTAACTCCTGTATTGGAACTCGTGCATTGTTGAAATCACCTTCTTGAGTGTAACTTCTACCAATAACACTACCAGTCTGAAAGTATAGCTTCAATGCATCCTCAGGATTATATGCCGCACCTGTACCTAAATCAACCTCATTAATACCGTCAGCATCTATAAATACACCGTCAGGAACAACCCTTGACATTACCTGCTGTAACTTTAGATGAGTCAATTGAATTTGATCAGCAAAAGGGATCATCCTTCGAACTAAAGACTCTACATTTCCTTTGTATAATCTGGGAGCATGTGCAACATAATTTGGCATAGCACTCTGAGATGCAGATTTAGGTCTAATCATATTTCTAGCCATCTCCCACTTAAGAAGTATGTTAGATCCGCATACAAGTATTCCATCATACCAGACATCTTTTGGTGCCTCAATTATTTCAAAAGGAACACCATCACCTGTTGGTGGGTTAAATGTATCTCCCTTTCTTATAACTCTTTCTCCTCCATTCTCCAATATCTTTTTCTTCCAAACAAACCTTTTACTAGTTTTGTAATTGAAGTACATAAGTGTAACAACCTCATTCAAGAATGCATCATCTTGATAATTTCTAATTATAGGGAAGTAGTTGGTGTATTGAGAGCTGTAATTTTTTATCTCAGTCAGCTGTTCATCTGTAAGATCTGGATTTATCTTTAATAACTCAGTATAGTGTACCTGCTTAACCTCCCCGAAGTAGTAGCAATCTGAGAAGTCTTCCTTCTCTGTATAGCTGTGTATCCAGTTAGCTGGATCGACATACTCTACATTGACACCATCGTTAACAAGAAACTCATGCTTCATCACACCCACACCTATGGTTGTTACATCGTAGTCAAAGTTCTTTTTGGTCTCGTCGAACTTATTCATTTTAAAGATGGTGTCTATAGCTACCTCTTCGGCTATCTCTATACCAGGCTTGTAATTTATCTGCATGTAGAGTGACAGCTCCTGATCGTCAGCAGGTAATTCATTCGGATCCATGTTAAATGCATTGATACCGAACTCCTTCTTTGTCATATCTAAGAAATCCTTAGCTACCATGTCCTTCTCTATAGACTCCTGAAACTGATTCTTTTTTTCGGCAGACATTACGTCTTGAGCTTCGGCCCTTACTTTGTAAAGTCTATCATTCATACCGTTGACAACGATATCTACAAATTTGGGTATTATAGGAATAGGGCT